CAGATTTAATTTAATGGCAGAACTTATCTCCCGCACTGGTCGGGTCCAACAGTGGTTGGATAACCCAGAATCACGCCTGCCTGTCTCTTGTACGGTATTCGTAGTTGAGGACAGCATGGAAGGTCCAGAGGGCATTGAGGCCAGCTGGAGATTTGCTTCCCACGCATTGAGACATGGCGCAGGGTGTGCTGTACACTTATCTAAACTACGTCCTAAAGGACACGAGAATGGCAAAGGCTTAACAGCTAGTGGTCCAGTCTCATTTGCTAAAATTTATTCAGTATTAAATGAAACACTTCGCAGGGGTGGGCATTACAAGAACGGGGCTGTTGTTGTCCACCTTGATATTAACCACCCCGATATTCTTGAGTTCGTGCAGCTTGGAAGGCATGATGCTCCGTGGATTAAAAGGTGTGTCGACCTCGACACCGGACTTTGGAACTCCACAGACGCCAGAGTTAAAGACGCCCTCCTTGAAGGAATTAAGTCCGGAGACATCTGGCTTAACAAAATAAAGTACGAACATGGAAAACGAATATACGGAAACGTGTGTCTTGAGGTTTACCTGCCCTCACGAGGAACATGCTTGCTCCAGCATGTCAATCTCTCAGCTTGTGAACCACGGGACTTACAAAAGGCTTTCGCTCAAGGTATGTCCGAGCTGTGCGATCTCCATGGCAGAACAGGTGTTGGAGGGACTGGAGAATACCTACCCTCGGACATCGACAGGCAAGTCGGGCTCGGAATGCTTGGCTTATCCAACTTCCTTCGACGAAACGATGTAACTTATAAAGAGTTCGGTGAAGCTTTGCATGCAGTTAATAATACATTGCCTTATAATGACAATAACACTGCATTACAGATAGCTTATAACTTGAGAGAAGGTATAGAAGGTGCAGCATATATAGCAAAACAGAATAATATGGTGAGAGCTTTTGCAATAGCTCCCACTGCTTCTTGTTCATATAGAAGTAAGGATCTAGATGGCTTTACATCTACACCAGAAATTGCACCTCCAATAGCACGCTCTGTAGACAGAGATAGTGGTACATTTGGAGTAGAACACTACGATTATGGCGATGTTGAGATCGCTTCGGAAGTTGGTTGGGATGCTTATAATAGCGTTGCAAATGGACTGATGATAATGCTCGACAAAACAGGACTTCTTCACGGCTATTCATATAATAGCTGGAGCGACGTCGTTACTTACGACAGAAACTTCGTGGAAGAGTGGTTACTATCACCCCAGACCTCCTTATACTACTCCCTGCAAGTAATGGGCGACGTACAGGATAAGAGCGATGCGTATGCAGCATTAGATAAAGCCGAAGTCGATGATTACTTACAGGATATTCTCGGAAACGAGCCGATAACCTGTGACTGTCAAGAATGATGAGAAAACATCCATACGATAAATTAATGGACCGTAAACGGAAGTGGTCCCCCGTGAAACCAACCGCTGGAAAGCTTAAAGAAGGTGCAGAAGAAACCATCCTCCGTGCTCTCTCTATACGTCATATGGAGCTCCCTGTTGGAGCGTTCATTAGTGAAGGTTTGGAGAAGAGTGTTCCCGATAATGCCCGCAAACTCCTTGAATCAAATGTTAAGGATGAGGAAAGGCACGACCTTGCGTTAGGCTATATAGCAGACGCTCATAAAGTTAAAGATAAAGATGAGAATGAGGGGAAGTTATTAAGAGATGCATGGATCAATCATCCTGACCACACTATTACAAAAGCTTTGGTCGCAGAACGGGCCATCTTCTTCGTTCTACTCCCTTTGTTTAGGTTTAATGGGGATGCTGCTCTTCGTACTGTATCTGCCGATATCTCCCGGGACGAGCAGATCCATGTCGGAACGAATACTCTTGTATGTTCTGAGTTGGGCTTATCTGCTTCTCCTTCTTTGGATAAACTTAGGAAGGCCACCATTAACTGGGTTCTACAACCCCTAGGTATAAATACCTACGACAAATATTTGGACAAAAAATTCTGGCTAGATGCTAGCGATCGGCTTATGTACGAAGGCAAAGCACCAGAGTTTTCTGACACTAAGCGAGCACGTATGCCCGCATTCTTTGAACATGCCAACACAAATCTCCCTAAATACGCTTAAGCTACACAACGAACGTGTAGATGAGTTGTTGAAACAAGTGGAGGACCATTTCAAATGGCAACCTGTCCACCCTAAAGAATCGATTGAATCGATCATGTATCGTGCTGGCCAAGCTAGCGTGGTAGAATATATAAAAAACATTATTAACGAGGATGAATAAACCATGTGTTTAAGCTCACCCAAACCACCTCCAGCTCCTCCAAGGATGAAGCCTGCGCCTCCAGTTAAGGCACCAGCTCCACCTCCAGAGATCCCAACACAGGATAGAATGGATGATGAGGAATCTGAAAAGGCTAAGCTATCTACAAGGAAAAAGAAAGCCCTTGAGATTAAGAAAACTAAAGAAGGTACTAAGACGTTAGGTGCAATAGATCCTAATGCAGCTATCTTGAATCCTAATACAAACCAAGCTCCATCAACAGGTGTTAACACACCAATATAATAGGAGAATAGTATGTGTTTAACAGGAGGGAATCCGGGTTATGAATATAAAGAACCCAAGAGAAATGTTTGGGAGAGTGAGTACGAAGGCTCTGCTCCTAACACTGTAAACAATAAAATAATTGGTGAAGGTGGTGACTATAGTCAAGAGGCTACTAAAGGTGAAGCACCTAAGAGAGCTAAGCTGAAGCCAGTTAAACAATCAGATAAAATAGTATCATAAAACAATGTGTTTAGGAACAACAACAACTAGTCCTCAAGCAACCAATACAATTAATTGGGGCAGAGGACCATGGGATGAAAGACCTCCTGTAATGATGGGGGATCCAGAACCTTCAAAGCAAACAGGTAAGAATATTTCGTCCACAAATAAAAAGTCTTCATTGAAAGCACCTAAGTCTCAATCTAGTAAGACCACAGGCGGAGCATACTAATGAAAGCACGTGATAGATACACTCAGTTAACCCGTGGTAGAACTCAGTTCCTTCATACCGCAGTCGAGTGTTCTAGATTAACGCTGCCTTATCTTGTACAAGAAGATCTTAGCTCACGACCTGAGCATCAGAAATTACATACACCTTGGCAATCAGTTGGAGCCAAGTCAGTGGTTAACTTAGCAGCAAAGCTTATGCTTGCATTGTTACCACCACAGACAAGCTTCTTCAAATTACAAATCAGAGATGATAAACTTGGTGTAGAATTTCCTAAAGAAGTTCGGAGTGAATTAGATCTATCCTTCTCCAAGATGGAAAGGATGGTCATGGATTACATCAGCTCTTCTAATGATAGGGTCGTTGTACACCAAGCCTTGAAGCATCTTATTGTTTCAGGTAATGCTCTGATATACATGGGCAAAGATGGTCTGAAAAATTACCCCCTTAATCGTTACGTTGTAAATCGTGATGGTAACGGGAACATTTGTGAGATCGTAACAAAGGAACTGATAAGCAGAAAGATACTTGGTAAAGACCTGCCAGTACCTTTACCTAATCCTGTAGGGGATGATGGTAACAAGTCAGGGTCTGATGATCAAGACGTAGAAGTGTATACTTACGTCCGACTCGATGATAATGGTAGATGGGTATGGCATCAAGAAGCATTTGATAATATATTACCGGGTAGTCGCAGCACGGCTCCGAAGAATACTTCTCCTTGGTTGGTATTGAGATTCAATACTGTAGACGGAGAAGATTACGGAAGGGGTCGAGTCGAAGAATTCCTTGGGGACATTAGATCCCTAGAAGGACTCTCCCAAGCTCTCGTAGAGGGCTCAGCTGCAGCTAGTAAGGTAGTCTTCTTGGTATCACCAAGCTCAACAACAAAGCCAAAGACTATAGCCGAAGCTGGTAACGGTGCAATCGTTCAGGGTAGACCTGATGATGTAGGTGTTATACAGGTAGGTAAGACAGCTGACTTTAGAACAGCAGCGAGACAAATGCAGAACCTAGAGCGTAGGATAAGCGATGCTTTCCTCGTACTACAAGTTAGGCAGAGTGAGAGAACAACTGCTGAAGAGGTACGCCTCACGCAGATGGAATTGGAACAACAACTCGGTGGACTATTCAGTTTACTTACAGTTGAATTCTTAATCCCTTATCTTAATAGAACATTACACATCCTACAACGTAATAAGGAACTCCCTAAGATTCCTAAAGATCTGGTACGTCCAGAGATTATAGCAGGTGTTAATGCATTAGGTAGAGGACAAGATCAACAAAGTTTAATTCAATTCATATCAACTATCGCTCAAACAATGGGTCCAGAAACCTTGATGAGATACATTGATCCCGGTGAGTATGTTAAGCGACTAGCTGCTGCTCAAGGTATTGAAGTACTTAATCTTATTAAGACTGATGAGACTATGGAGCAAGATAGAGCTCAACAGATGCAACAGTATCAACAGAAAGCTCTTATCGATCAAGCTGGTCAATTGGCTGGTGCACCTATGGCAGACCCAAGTAAGAACCCTGCTATTGACAGGGCAATGAACGACGGATACGATCAACTACAACAAAATGCGAACAACCAAGGCGAGCAAGCCCCAACGGGTGAAGAAGACACCCCTCCCGAAGGTTAGTAAACCTGAAACATTAAACGATACAGATGTTGCAAAGCCAACACCTGTAGCAGCAAAGGCTAGAATAGGACAAGATCCTGAACTAGTAACAACAGTAGGTTTAGGTAACCTAAAAGTAACGACAGCTCAAGGAGTAAAGAATGACGGAAACACTAAACTATGATCCAACACCCGCTGATCAGCCAGAGTATTCTCCAGATGAACAGGACTCTTTAGAGGTAGCGGAGAAATTAGGTAAGCAGGAATCAGAACTGTATGCTGGTAAGTTTGAGAACGCAGAAGAATTAGAGAATGCATATCTAAACTTACAGAAGAAGTTAGGTGGTGGAGATGATGACACTCAAGATACTACATTAGATCAAGATGAGTATTATGATGAAGGCACTAGTGCTGGAATAGAATTAATACAAGGTGCTTCAGAAGAGTACTATGCTAATGAAGGTCAGTTGTCAGCAGACACTATGGAAGAGTTCAAAAATATGAGCAGCAATGATCTTGTTAATGCATACATTGCTATTCAACAGAACAATCCAGATGCTGGTGGTTACTCCCCTGACTTATCTGATGCAGAAATGAATCAAGTTTATAATTCTGCAGGAGGCGAGGCTGAATATAATAGATTAACTTCATGGGCAGCTGATAATATACCTGAAAGTAAACTCGATGCTTTCAATGATATTATAGATAAAGGTAATGCAACAGCTATACAGATAGCAGTAGCAGGACTTAGATCTGAGTATGAATCCCAAGAAGGATACGAGGGTAGGATGCTGACTGGTAAAGCAGCTCGGACTTTAGACGGCTTCCGTAGCCAAGCTGAAGTAGTACAAGCAATGAATGACCCTCGTTACGATAGAGACCTCA